GTGTTCCCGTGCTGCTAAAAAATGGGCTTGATTTGCCATTTTGACGGTTATTGCCGCCTTTTGATGAATTACACCTAGAACACAAGCATTGAAGGTTGAAATCCTCATCACCGCCGTTAGAACTTCTTGGAATTATGTGGTCAACTGTGTTGCCTTCCATTCCGCAAATCTGACATGTGTATTGGTCACGTTCAAGAATGCGCTGACGTATCTTGCGCCACCTGGAAGTTGAGCCGTTATCCTTTAATGCACTAGCCATTAGAAATAATTCCTTTGTTGATGAAATGCCCACGCTTTGCACGGTGTCTGATAGCGAACCTTGATGTATTTGATTGTTGCATCAATTTGTCTAAATGGGTCAAGGTCACGATAATGTTTTGATTTCATTTGCCCTAAACCATAGTGATTGCCATTGCGTGCAGTGTATGACCACCTTGATTCCTTTGTGATTATCTTGTTGAAACACTGAAATTCCTGATAATCCACCAAACGAGAATGAGCATATAACTTCAAATGGTCTATTGAATAACTACTTGCATTTGCATTGTAAATGCTTGTTATTGAAAGCAATGCCGCAATGACATAGAACCTGCCCACTAGATTTATTCGCCCTTGCGAGCAGTCCGCATCAGCGGCTCGCTTCAAGCGATAGAATCGTATCCACCTAGTCAAATACCGCGCAAGTTTCAGCGTGGTCTTGGGCGTGTTTCCACCGTTATCAACGCCTGTGGATAAAGCCTGTGGATAACTTTTCATTGATGTCCCCAACCTTTTCCTTTGAAATGAACGGGATTTGCTGACCAAACACGCACCAATGGAATCTGACAATTGCTGCAATTACCCGCTTGGGCTGACCCGTCTGAGTCAATGGGCTGATTTATTGAAATACTAATGCCACACGCATCACACATAAATTCATAAATTGCCATTATTGCCAACCAACGCAACGCCTAATTTCGAACACACGGTGCATTCCAGCACTTTCACATGGTCAGGCAAATTGTCAGTCACTATTCGAACCATTTGAGTTGTGACCTTTTTGCAAGCACGACATTCAAATTGCATCTGTTCCATAATTGCTCCTCACAAGGTTTTCAATGGGCTGAAGATTGGGTTGACTGACCCACCAGTTTGGCTGCCTGGAATGGCGGTATTTGTCGCGCTTAGCAATGGCAATTGGAATCCAACCAACAATGTTGTAAGCCGTTGATGAGTTACCAGTAACAAGCACCGCAATATCAGTGGAACGGTCATATTCGTGGACGATTAGTTGACCTTCACTGTATTTAGTCCAGCGAACTTCAATGCCTTTGCCAACGTCAGCCTTTTCTTTTCCTTTTTCTTCAAATGGGTCAAAGTCAAGATTGAAGTATTTGGCCACTGCCCATTCGCTACCAATGGCTTCAGCATCTTGTGCAATGGATTCGTGCAACGTTTTATCCTTAGTGTAAGTGCGCTGCGTGCCAGTGCCATTCCAAGAATACTTTTTGGCCATAATCCAGGCGCTTATGTGGCACAACAAGGCTTCTTCGCGGTCTAGCGTGATTTTCAACGTTTAACCCTACACCCGAAACAAAACCAAACGGGATTATCCTCAGCGGCCTTTTGATAACCAAATGCGTCAAACTTTTGAATCAGTGCACATGAATCACATTGCATGACTTTGTAAGAATCAACGACTTTGCCGTTTTTCAGCAGTGTTCCCACCATTGTTTTTGGGTCTATCAATTCCATGAATTCGCTCATAAGAATGCCACCCAAAGCAATAAAACCAAAAGGAACAATTCAATAATGACTAGGATTTTCACCAGTTTGTTTTTGTTCATACTTGTGGCTCCCATTTTCCTGTTGATGTCAAAACGTGCCAATTTGGTGCACATTGGGTTGCCTTGCTCTTTTCGGTGCAAAAGAACCCGCCCCAAGATTTCCCGTTTTTGCCTTCTCCCGTTTTCCAAATGCGGTGTCCATGGCTGCATTGCGGTGATTCAGGAACCAATTCACCGCCTAGTTGCAAAGCAATGTTTTCCACGACTGACCCAAATGTTGGCATATCGTTTTCAATGTGATGAACTGCCCACACATCAGCGGTTTCAACCTTTGCAGTTTTTGCGTCTAAGCGTTCAACCTGACTCATATTCTCCTTAGTTGCCCTAGTATCTGTACCAAGCACAAGGCCAACGCAACGGCCAATTGCACTTGTGGCCGTATCCTCGCAAAACCAGCGGCGCATGTTGGGATTGAACGCTGCAATGTAACCATAAGCGTAATCAACGGCTGCTGGTTTGATGTCGCCCAAATCACGATAAATTGTGCACTGAACAAGCACATAACCCTTTTCAGCGTTAAAATCCACAATGGCCGTTTGGATTGAACCGTTTGGATATGTTTGCCAAAAACGCTTTATGCGCGTTGCAACATCTTCATAATTGTCAAGGAACCCCATTACTTCACCGCCTTTTTGGCTGCTGAAATGTGGCGACTGACTGATTTGCCGCGACCATAACCGTCACGGTGGCCTTCTTTGTATCCCATTGAATATCCCAAGGCTGCTGCCATAACGCACAACAAGCCAATGAGTAACAACGCCCGCAATGTCTGTGGGTCTAATAGGTCAAGAACCATTTTGATTTCTCCCGAATCTAGGCCGCCTGTTTGACTGCCTTAGATAAGGGTGAAGCACACAACCGACAAAATCAACCTTCCCGCGTAACTTAGGGCGTGTCGGCCAGTAATTTGTCCACTAATGAATCCAGGCGTTTTTCAATTCGGTTCACTTGGTCTTTGAGCGAATTTCCGCCGTTTGGAAGCAATTCCCGCATGACTGATTTGACCATGAAACGCATTGCCGAATAAACGGCCGTAAGGATTGCAAGAACGCAACCAATAACGGCCGCCCATTCGTTTGGGTTCATTCCCCAGTGACCCCAAAACTTTTATCTTTTGGATTGAGATAACGCAAAATAACTGGCAAAACTGATGAAAGGCCAGCATAAACAATTGCCTTTGGGTCAGTAATTCCAGCCATATAAACGGCAATGCATGATGCAATAAAACTACGCCCCCATGATGCTGCTAAGGCTTTGGCTTTGTCCATTTTTTCTCCTTCTTTGGTTTGACTCCCGAAGTTGGAATGGCGACGGTTGGAAAATCGCCTTTGTATGGTGAGAATTTAGGAATCCCAAATCCGACCACTTCTTTTCCTTCACCATAATGGCGAACCTTTACCATGACCATGCCACCGTTTCTTTGGTCGCCTGTTCCTGATGTGTTTCCTTCAATAAGCAAGACTTGATTGTTTGGCATTAGACCAACAACAATTCCAACGTGGCTGATTTTGTCAACGCCGTCATGGGGAAAATCCATGAACGCGATATAACCCAATTGTGGCATATTTGACCAACGGTTTATTTCTTTAAATTTATGTGCACCCATTGCGGTTGCAACGCATGAATGAATTTTGACTTCAGATTTTGCAAAAACCCAATTGACGAAAGAACCACACCAGGGCAAACCGTTGGCCTTAGTAAATTCACCGTATTTGGTCAGGTTGTCGCCTTCTTCAACCGTTCCAACTTCAGCAATTGCCAACTCAATGACTGCTGCTGATGTGCCTAATGGATAAGTCATTTGCCTAGTTTAAGACCTTTAGGAATTGGCTTGGAATACTCCCACTTTTCAATGAATGCCCCTACTGCGTCTGCATCATCACGCAAACCAATACACCCTTTGTCTCTATCAAAGTCCGCATCAGTTAATTCAGGATATGCAGCAATTATCTTGTCAAATAATGTCATTTGATTAACTCCTAATCCATACGCCTGTGAAAGTAGTGGCATTAACAGCACCATTAACAGTAAGACTTGTTCCGTTTACTTGAACATAAACTTCAGCATAATCACTTGAACCGTTAAAATACGCCAATGTTGAACCTGAAAACAGGTTAGACGCAGTTGAACTGTAATCAACAAATCTTTGATATTCAGAACCATTTTTGAAAAACATTAATACTGTTCGCGTTACTGTTG